GTAGACAATATGCCTAATCCAGACACAGCAGTCACTCAAAAAGATTTTCAGTCTCTTGTTAAAGAGATAAGGAAAACTAATGCAAAACTTGATAATATGGGTTCATCTTCCATTGTCGATAAAGTGGTTGCACCGATAAAAAAACAGTTTGGAGATATTAAAGATTCTATACACAGGCCTTTTAAATCAGCAAAAGGTGTAATTACTAAACCATTTGAAGTGGTTTCAAGTACTATTGAAAGTGTGGGCGAGGCTGCTCGAAAACCATTCGAATCGTTTAAAAACGTTTCACAAGGATTCAAAAATCTATTTAAGAAAGATGAAAGTCAACTTCAAACGGAACTACTTGAAGAGATCCGTGATTCAATTCAAGCGCAATTTATACAAAATCAGTCTTTTATAAAACTATTAAAGGGTAATGATTTAAGAGATGCCGAACTAACAAAGGAACGCCGTCAGCTCTTTGAATCAATCAATAAAAAGCTAGATCGAAAAGGATCTGAGGCTTTTGGAGGACTACAACGTGAAAAGGCCAGGGGAAAATTAGGAATACCTAGTTCTTTAAGTGAAAGAATAATAAAACCTATTATAGGAATTGGTACTACATTATTTACATTTAGTAAACGATTCCGTGGACTTATATTTAAAGAATTAGTTAACTTTAAAAATTTTGCTAAAAATACTATTACTAGTGCAAAAAATATATTATTAAGATCACCAGGTAAATTGGGTGAAGCGGCATCTGTTTTATCAACAAAGGGGAAAGGTGTTGTAAAATCTTTAAAAACAAAAGTAAAAGATGCTAAAATTGGTCAGAAAAAATTACCATTTCCTTCAGCTTTAAAAGAAACAGCAAGTGGCGCAAAAAAATCAGTAACTTCAAAATTAGGCTTAGATAAACCAAAACAACAAGCTCTGCCTTTATCTGGGCCATCTACTGGTAGTGGATTTCTCTCTAGACTAAATCCAATGAAAAGAATAAAGGAGGCAGCACAACCAATCATTAAACAATTTCCACAGGTATTAAAGAGAATACCTATAGTCGGAAGTGTTGTTGAAAGTATTTTATTAAATAGTTCGATTAAGTCGATACTTGATGATCCAGAAACGCCAGACGCTGAAAAGAAAAAATTAGTCGGAACAGAATTTATTAAAGCATTATCTGGTCCTGCAGGTGCTGCGATTGCAATCGGTGCAGTTGGAACATTAACTGGGGGTACCGGATTTTTAGCATCCGCAGTTACAGGCACGGCTGGATATGCGGTTGGTAAATTTATCGGAGGAATATTAGCTAAAGGTCTTCCAGCAGAATCAATCGGAAGTTCCATTATTGATACTTTTTATAAAAAAGAAGCGGCCATTGGCGGTATGAGTACTGGTCCTGCTGTCGACATCAAAACAAAAGCTCAAGAAGCTGCTAAAGGATCTACAGATTCAGTAGTAAGTATGCCTCAGGCAAAAAACACCTCTTCAGCAATAAGCTCTGATGTTCAGAATATGTATAGCCAAATTACAGATGTCAGTGTTGCTGCAGCATCAAATATTACATCAGGTCAAGGTATTGATGGTCAGATTGAAGATAATCTTGTTTATGCCTTATCAAGAAGTGATTCATCAATTGCGGCCACGATGGGGAGAAGACGATTACAAAATTTGAAGCTCAAGGCTAGAATGGGAGAAATATCACCAGAGAAACTTGAGAATATTATAGCTAATTTATTGATTAAGGCGGCTGCAAAAGGAGGAAAGGTTTCTAAGAAAGAAATTGGTGAATTAAACGCAATACATAAAGATAAAGTACTTTTACAAAGACAAGTTGAACCTGCAATTGGTAAACCACAAAACGAAACTGGTGCTAATATGTTAATTGAAACAAATCAGATAGCAAATACAAAAGCTGCATTGGAAGCTGAAAGTAAAGAAAGCGGAGATGTTAATACTAATGTGGTTGATAATTCTACGGGCCCATCCAATACAACAGTGATTAACGAGGCTCCAAAACACATCGATAGAACAATGCAAGTGTTTGGAGCTATTCCAGCATACTAAAAAGGGGTGATGACCTCGGCCACCACCCCTATGATGAGTACTATATCAACATTATGATTGTTGAGCTAGTTTAGCGAAGTAAGATAATGTGTCTTCGCCATCGTCGTCATCATCACCTTCTTGAGCAGTAGCTGGTTGAGGTGTTTCAGCTGGAGGAGCATCAATTACGGCTTCTCGAGTTACGTTTAGTTCATCAACGGTGTCGACAGATAATGTTTCCGCGACACTCGCTTCTCCGATTACATCATACAGCTTTTTCTTCAATTCGCTATATGTTTTGTATTGTTCGGGGTCTATGAACTCCTGCAATTTATGAAGTTGGTTGTATACGATTTCAAGTTTTGAATCATCACCATCAAAAAGTGACGAAGCAGAATCGAACTCGGACTTATCATAATTACGATAGCCTTCTACGTTCCGAATCTTAAGCTTGAAGTTTGCTCCACCCCAAAAATCAAACGGATTGATTGGAGTTTCGTCAGCAAACTGTGGTTGCATTACATCCATAATCTTATCAAAGATCTTCTTTCCAAATTTATAAAGGAATACCTTTCCTTCATTTTCTGGGTTTGCTGAATCAGAGATAACAAGGATGTTGGAAACATGGTGGAGTCGACGCTTGCGTTCACGAGCGATATCTTTATCGGATTCGATTCCACTGTTCCATAACTGTGAATTCATTTCAGACACAGGATCTTTTTGACCAATAGAAGTCAAAGACTTCTCAATGTACCATTTACCAGTTGGGCCCTTGAACCCGTGATCCCAGTAACGAACCCAAGGAAGATCTTCCCCTTCACTTGCGGGAAGAAAACGAATAACGGCGTATCCATTTCCTGCCTTGTCTACAGTTGGTGCCCAAAAGCGATCATCTGAATAATTATTCTTTTCGGTATTAGTATCCGATGCTTTAATTAGTTTAGAGATTGCATCTTGGCGATTTTGTTTTAGTTGTGCGAATGACATATTATTGTATTAGTATTATTGTATTATTGTATTGCAGTGTATTTAATTAATATAAGAGTATTATACCATAGACTCATCTTTTGTAAATGACAAAAGAAGAATATTTTTGATTTTTTCTCGGTTTATATTAACTAAGCTTTCTTTGTATTTCATCACCATCATTGCCTTTTCCTTCTTCATGTGAAGAGGATCATTCAATAATGGTAATAAAGGGTTTATAAAATTGACGAGTTTGTCAATGATTGCTACGGTTTCGATGTTAACGTCTCCTTGTTCAAGTCGATTTAATAATTCGTTTTGTCCTTCTCTACAGGTACATAGTTCATCAAAATCATAGTCAGAGAGTTTATTTATATCATTTTTGAACCGATAAGTCAAAGATTCTAAACGAGATTGTCTTTCGTTATAACATTTCTCTTCCATATCACCGATCCAACTCTTTCCTTCAATGAAGTTAGCATGGTAGAAATCCTTTATTGAATCAATATCGTGTTTCTTTGCTAACCGATGAAAGAAATACTTGTCTCTCCGTTTTTCAAAGGAGTTGATGCTTACATTCGTTTTGAAATTGTATGTATAGGCATTATATGTCTCACTAGTATAATGTAATCGAAGAGCATTGTATATCTGATAAGCCTGATATCCGTTCATTATTCATCATCTACTTCGAGTTCGTAACCCTCTTCCATACCCGAGTAAAACATACCTTCTCCATTTAAAGGCTCAAAGACCCATTTATAGAGTTCTTCAATCAGGTCATCATCTTTCACCTCTTCTCCCACACAATGCCAACGATCTTCATCATAATGGTAAATTGTTTCTTCCCTTCCATTATCATCTTCGTCTACAATAATGACATATTTCTTTCCATCATATTCAATGGCTACATTCCAAAACAATTTGGTGTATGTTATACGTGCGTCTCTGAGTACTTTGATTTTTTTCATAATATTATTCGATAACATCGATTCCGTTTTCTTTCATTACTTCGGTAATATTCTTACCATTGATTTTAAATGCGATATAACAATAACTTGAGTTTCCAACTAGATCTCTACATGCTTTTGCTATCGTATTATATCGAACACCATCAACATAATAACCATCTTCCTTTAGAGTTCCTTCCACGGGCTTGAATCGTTTCCATGTATCAATAGTTAATTCGGTTTCTCCAATCTTATCATAGAGTTCTCGCTCAAGCTTTGCCCAAGAATTTGATTGTCGTGCTTTCTTCACTTCTTTGATTTCTGTATAATTACCTAAATCAATTTCGTTCGATTCATACTTTAGACTATCAATAATATCTGTCACGGCATCGACAAGCGACAGATCTTCATCTAAGATCCATTCTCCTGCATAGGGTTGTCGAATGTGATGAATAAGTTTTTCTACATCACTTGCAACTGGTTCTTTGAATTCCCATGCCTTCACCACGACATAACCAAATGGCATAATCGTACTTGCATCTCGTTTGAGTTGTCCTTCTCTAATAGGTAGCTTATCTCGTGACTGAGTAATTCCTACCTTCTTTCGATTCTGAATATCTACTTCTTCTAGCGGATCGTATGGTTGACCAATATATAAAACGTGTTTCATCTTAAAATAAGGTTGCGGTATTTGTTTTAATGATATTTCTGCTTTTAGCTTCAGCCTCTAGTTTAAGCTTAAGGGGCCCTGTTACTAATTTTGCCATATCAATAGGATCAATCATTTGCTTTTCACAGATGTGACAGATAGCTTCTGCATATGACATCTTATCTTTAAAAACAAGTTGTTCGGCTTTATCACGAAGTTGCTCTTTAGTTATAGTTGGTACGATTGTGGGTTCTACTCTTGCCATTAAAATGTTTTTAATAATATTGTTTCACTGTTTATACGACCATTAGGTGTTTTCTTCTTAGTCTTCAAAAGATCAAGAGCCTTTGTGATCTGCTTATTTGATTTATTAACGATAATAGGTAATATATCATCAGGCTTACGCAGTGTCAATTCGAAACTCTTATTCGTATCAAAGCTTTGAAGAGTTGTACCTTTAACCGCAAATCCATCCGCGGATTCAGATTCGTAAACAGTAAGTTTTCGAGTCTTTGTATTAAAAGCATATAATGTTTTAGCGCCTGGTACAACCAGAGGAGACACCGAACTGACTCCAAAGTTTTCGTCAGAACTCTTATACTTAAGATTCTTCACTTGAGTGTCCGCACTTTTAATCTTTGGCTTCCGTACTTTACGAACAGTCTTATTCGAGGCCGCGAACTTATCTAACTGAGTAATCATATCATCAATCGCCTTAAGTCGCGAACGAACACCTGGCTTGGTCAGAAAGGACCATCCCTCAGTGTCAAATTCATTATCTCTATCGAGGCAGTTTTGCAGACTGATCTTATATCTCTCGAGCCAAGCATAAACCTCTTTTAGGCCCTTTACGGGTATACTGTGGGCCTTTAAAAGACTTGTCAGATTGATAGGAATCACTTTTGTTTGTGATTCGGCCCAGTGACCATCATCAATCATAGCCTCGAGCTCGGAAATAATCGTCTCATTAACTTTATTGGACAGTCTTTCTAAAGGAGAAATCGTAACCACATTTTCAGCATTGGACATAGAAGCTTTCTCCTTCTTCTCGCGAAGACCTTGACGAACCACAGCATCAACTTGTGATTTCACCGCTTGAAAATCGTCGTGGGCTTCTTTATTTGAGATACCATCCATCTTATTAAGATATTCTTCAACATCATCTCGAGTTGGAAGCATTCCAAGATTCATTGCTCGAGCAAGCTTAAGGTAAACAACATTTACACATGTTTCTCCCGCTGACTTAACGATCTTTATCTGCTCTTTAGTATATGTATTTGAAGACATCCACTTCAAAAGATCATCAAATAAGTCTTTCGACGAACAATAATAGTTATAAAAGGTGAACATCCGTGAACGTTCTTTCATAAACTTATCGATTGGCCATTCTCCGCATCCATCCCAATTAGGTTCAGATCCAGTAAACTTTTCATCGGTCGCAGCAACACGACCATATCGGTCAAAAATTTTAAGCTTCTTCTTCATTAATATATTGGTCAGCAGTGTAACGTGTTAAATAATCATATTCCTCACGGATATCATTTTCATTTGGAGCAAGAGGAGCATCAGCCACATACACGGCTTCTGACTTCTTGGATCGACGCTTGCCCTTTTTGACAAACTTTTTAATTAGATTTATTCGCTGTTTTTCTGTCATAATATAAAGTTATAAACTAATTCAAGTGAGTGTCAATGATATTTTCTCTCTAACCGAGTTTCGTAATCAATATATGTCTCGTAATATCCTGGTTCAATGAATAGTACTTCCCCGTTTTTATCGTAGTGTGTTTTTTGAGGTACCCACCGTTGCTTCTTCACGGGAACTTGAACAGGAACAAGAACATAATTTGGCTTTTCGTGTCGCGGGTATGATCCGAATCTTCGTGGGCTGCGATGACTTCTCATATCAGGTTGGCTAAAGATAATTCCACTTAGTCCCCCAATTAATGCACCCGTTTCACTATCTCCTTCTCCAACATTATTTCCAATAACTCCTCCAATGACAGCGCCAAGGACGCCATTACGTACTGTATCTTCATTAATTGCGTGGGCTGAAGAGACAGAAAGAATGCCCGCTAATAATAGTATTTTCTTCATAGTTTTTTATTTATAAAAGATGTGTTTACCTATCTTGGCTGTTCGCTTCATACTCGAAGCCCAATAAGGTGTTGTGATATAATCTGCGTGATAATGATCCGCACCATTTGTGTAATTTGTGATATATCGAGAAGTCACAATCTTCATCGCCTTACTCCATCGAGGGTGCATTCGTGCCTTTGCGATATTACTGTTTATTGCCTTTCCATTCCAACAAGAGAATTGCCAACGTTGAAG